TTGTCGTATGCAATGGCCGAACCTTCGTTCTTAACCGGAGCAGCCGAGAAGCCCGACAGCTTGGTTTCTTCTTCGAACGAACGTTCAGAGGTTTCGGTGTCAAAGATTTCCTTATGCTCTTCACCGTAGCGAGCATACTCCAGACCGAACAAGGCGTTCAGACCGGGGAGGAGTTCCTTGAGAAGTTGTGCGCGTGAAATTGCCATGGGTTAAACTCCTCTTACACGCCGGTCGGGTTGAGGTACGGATGCATACCCTGATTCCACTTGACCACGACTTCCGTATAGGAGCCCGCAGACGACTGGGTTTCAGCGATGACATCGATAATGCGGATCGGCCAAGTCGAGGTAGTACCCGTGGTGCTGCTGATCGCAACCTTAGAGTCACCCGTAATAGTCGAACCAGCGGTCTGGACCAACACAGCATTCTCACCAACGTTCGCACGGGTGACATAGCTGACGTTCGAACCAGTCGAAACAACGGCGACCTTGAACAGCGCATCCGGGTCATCCTGCACGTAAGCAACGATGTCGGTGATGTTCGTGGTACCCGCGTAGTACTGGCGGAAGGTCTTACCGTAGACCGGATCGGTGTAAGTGCAACCAAGGAACACGCCAATCGGAGTAGCGGCGTTCGTACCGGTGTCCTTGTCGAGAGTACCGCTGCTATTCAGCTTCACAACGTCACCAAAATAGATGGCCGTCGAGGAGTTGGTAGCAATCGGAATCTGACGCGTGGCACTAGCAAAAACCTGCCCACCGATCAGGTTGACCGGAATGAGGCCATACGGCCCCGAAACAGTAGGGTATGCCATATTAAGCTCCTAGCTTATCTGCCTGAACCAAACGATGTCTTGGTACGCTTCTCCGCAAAGAGCGGCATACGGGCATCGTTCTCTCGCATGAAGTTGCTATCCACGGACTCGTTCTGAGCTTGGGTCAGACGTTCGAAGTGTTCTCGACGCTGGGCCATAAACTCATCGGGGACCTTGCACAGCAGCAGTCCTGCGACTTCGATGTTGTCTTTGAAGCGGCTGTCTGGGTCCACCATGAACTTAAACTGCGGTTGCTCATTAATGCTCACTGGTTCCCAACCTTCGCGGAAAGCCGACGAGATATTACGAGCATCGTTCTGACCGAGCGTGGAAACACGAACCCAACGGTACGTATATCCGGACTGCTTGTCTGGTTCGGGCAGCGTAGACGCTGGCTGCCAAACCTTCGGGCGCTCTGCCTGTTCACGACTCTGACGAGGCGCACGCGCCGTATCAGACCCACTAAGTTCTTCCATAAGCTTGTTCTGTACCATGATTAACGCTCCATCTTTGCAAATTCCCGAGCGTACTGCTCAGGGGTAAGACCCAGTTTTTTAGCGATTGTAAGCTGGGACTGTTTCAGCACGATCTTTTTGGAGGATGTGCTGCGCGAAGCTGGTGCAACCACGGTCGCAGACTTGGGCTTCGGAGTGTCCGAAACTTGCTTCTCTGACTCCCCGAAATACTCGGGGAAGCGCCGACCCATCGTTTTGTCGATGGTCTGCCAATAATCGTCGGTACCCACAAACTGTGGGCCACGTTCGCGCTCAAGCTTCTGATGAAGCCCAAGTGCCGCAGCAGTCATTTCCTCGTCGGTTCCATACCACTGATTGCGCTCTTGCCACGCAACGGTCTTCTGGTCCAATCGAGGAGCTTGTGGCTGCTCCTGCTGTACTTGTACATCAGTAAACTCGGGTTGTGAAGTAGGTTTGTACGATTTAAGCTGAGTCAAGCGATAATTGGCATCCTGCAGCTTTTCCTGCGCGTCAATAAGCTTATCAGCGTCACCAACCTCGTATGCTTCACGGTACTCCCGCTGGGCTTGCTGGCGCTCGTACTCGACGGTCTGCTGGTAACTCTGGACAAGGGTCTGTTCACCCTGAGACAGCGTACTCTTAAGCCGCTGGTTTTCATCCATGAGACGCTTAGCCGTGCTGATGGCTTCGCTCTGCTCACGCATGAGGCGCTCTTTCTCGCGCCTCTCGTCGTGCCAGACCTTTTTCATCTGCTTGAGGCGAGTCTTGACCTTATCGGAGTACTCCTCAAGCTCATCGGCTTCGAGTTCCTCAACGATCTCCTTCGGCATCGGCGCACGGCCTCGGTCGGCCTCCGGGGTATCGTCTTCGACCTCAATCTCTGGCTTTACGGAACCACCTTCCGCAAGCTCCTCTTCGATCTCAAAATCGAAATCATCGTCTGGTTGCGTAGCCATATTACTTCTCCTTTGTACGGTTTCCCGTTTTAACCACGCGAAATTCCGCGTGGGTCTTCTACTACGGCTTCTACGGAATCGTCGTTTATAATTCTGAACTCACGGCCATGAATCTTGACGCGGCTACCTGCGTGCGGGCGCGTAAGGATGAAGTCACCCTCCTTGCACCACGGACCACTTGGGAAGCGGTTAGCGTCCTTGAATGCATCAGGGCCGATCTTCAGCACGAACAGTACCGGAGTGGTAAGCTCTTCGTACTGCTTGGTGATATCGGCCTTGAACAGGCCGCCAGCGGTCTTCTCTTCCACTTCGGGGATAGCGCACAGGATGCGGTAGCCAGATGGGTCAGGAAGTTGCGTGGCCTTGCGTTCGTCCGTGTCCGGGAGCGTAGTAACGCTGCCTGCGGCGTCTGCCAGCAGGAACTCGGGGGTCTTAAGCAGAGTTTTGTCCTCTGTATCAATCATCGTCTTGTTCCATCCGTTGCGCGGTTTCTGCAATAATATTGTTCGCCACCAACAAACCGCGATAAATGCCGCAGGCGTATTTGTAGTCACCGAAGTCCTTGGCATGGCCCATGACCGTGTCTGACTCGATAACTTTGAGTTCTTCCTGTATCTTGTTTGAAAGATACTTCAGTAGATCAGTGTTCATTGTTGCTCCTTAGCCCCTACATTGGGAGTGCTTGTAGGGGGAGTTTGGCGGGCTTGTTCAGCCTGCTGTTGTTGGGTGAGGGCTGCCTGAGCAACCTGAACACCCATTTTAAGCCCGGCTTCCTGCTGCTGAGCAGACAACTGAGCTTGGCTTGTCGCCACCTTGGCCCCGACCTGCATACCAGCAATCTGGGTCTGGGCCTGAATACGCTGCTGCTCGATGTCGATCTTGTCGGTCTGTGCCGTAGCGTCGAGAAGGAGCTTCTTCTCCTTGATTTCGACTTCCTTCTGCTTGATCGCAAGCTCCTGCTGCTGAAGCTGTACGAGCGGGTCCTGAGCCGCCTGCTGAGCCGCCTGCTGGGCAGCATCAGATTGCTTCTGCTGTAGAAGTTGCTGGGCCGCAGCCGCTGTAAGTCGAGAAATTTGAAGCTCAACGTCAGGTGACAAGTCGCTGTCGGGCGCAGGGAGCATGACACCAGCCTGCTGCTCGATCTGTTTACGGTACTCAAACGCAATATGTTCGTTAATATGGGCCATCATGGTGGCCTGCATAGCTTGCGCGTTGGGGTTCTGACCCATAAGCTGCTGAATTTGCGGGTCCTGCATCGCTGTCATATGAACCGTGATATGGGCCTGATGATCTTGGTAGATAAACGCCTTGACCGGCTTCCCGTTGATGATGTCCATATTCTCAGACACGGGGTCGCGCGGCTTCATATCATCGCCATCCTTGAGCGGGACAAGCTTCTGCGCGTTCTGGATACCCAGCACCTCAAGCATCTGCCGATGCAGGTACGGCATGTCGTAAATCTGCGGGGCAGTCTGAGCCAACTGGAGGACCGCCTGATACTGGACGATCTTCTGCGCCATAGTGGCAGCGTTGGGGTCCGAGACCGGGATGACCGTGACCATGTCATAGTCAGCCTTCTTGGCCTTGCGGTCGCCTTCCACCGGGTCATAACTGTACGTCGATGGCGTATAGTCGCGGATGATGGCCTTCAGGAGCTTGAACTCCTGCTTCATCGCGTAGTGGATGCGGGCCTGAATAGCTGAAGTCGTCTTGAGGGTTCTCTCAAGAATAGCCAGTGTGGTGCCCACCGGGGCCTGTGCCGACATATCGGACACCTGCAGGTCTGCTGCAGAGGCAAACCGCCTGCCTTCCTCTACGATGGTATTGAGAAGGCTATAAAGGACTTGGCTCGGCTCCTTATAGGGGAGCGGCATAATGTTGTCACGCATTGTGCCAGAGGCTACATCGACATCACGCCATTCAGCGGGGGCAATAGGCGTATCGTCACCCTTTACCCTTAGCCCCTTAGTCTTAAAGCCGCCCGGTAGATTGGATAGGGTCCCAGCATCAACAAGCTGACGAATAAGACTGGTACCAGACTTAGCAAAAGCACCGACCAGATGAATAAGGCCAAAAGCATAGAAGCCAAAACCCGGCACATATGAATAATGTACGAAGTGATTGCGCTTGAGTTTCTTGTCATCATTTGGGTCCCAATTACGACGAATAGCGAGAATCTCACCCGTCTGCTTCTCTATAGTAACCACATATGGAAGGGCGATGCCCTCGTCGCCCGCAAACTTGTCATCCTCGATCTCCAGATCGACGTGCATCTCAAGCAGCTTGTAGCGGTCATCCGTGGAAGCACGGAAACCCATCTTCTCGGCAATCGACTTCTCTACCTCATCCAGCGTATCAGCAGGCTCGGGTAGGTCGACATCACGGTAGAACCCGGCAGCCTGCAACTTGGCAAGCTCATTGGGGGTCTTCCGCATCACATGGGTGACACGTCCAGCGACTTCCAAGCTAGACGCGCCATAAGGGACTACAACATCATCAGCGGTGACATACATCGACACCTGACGGCCCAATGAGGGGTCATAATAGACCTTCTTGAACGCGTTGCCTGCAAGGCCAAGGCCCCAGAGCATACGCTCGTGCTCAGGCCGGTACTCGACCATCACGTCGGTCAACTGGTAGTTCATATCTGCTTCAACGCGAGTAGCTGCATCGCGCTTTTCGGGTGTTTCTGCGCCAATAAGCTCAGTACGCACCGGTCCCGCAGCGGGAAACGTCTCCATAATGGTCTCAGCTTGGAACTTGACCACAGCTTCACTGAGAAGGGGGTGATAAACACCGCAAGCACCGGGCCAAGGCTCAGTCCGGTCCTCAACTTTCATGCCAAGAAGCTCAAGACCATCTACATAGGTCTGAATCCAGTCCTTCCGGCTGGAAATATCCTCCTCAAACTCGCCAATCAGGTCACCCGAAAGCTCCGCAAGCTGCTTTTCATCAAGGATTTCAGCCAGATTCTCGTCAAACTCGCTTTCTGTGGCCTGATCGGCGTCAGATTCCTCTTCATCGCCTCCACCAAGATCGATCTCGATCTCAATATCGGGGTTATCCATATCCCCAAGGCTATTTCCCATAGGAAGGCCAAGAGGAGCCTGATTAAGAGCTTTATCGACGGCCATCAATAATATCCTTGGTTACGCTTACTCTTAAAGTACACAATATCGTCGGGTTCGTCGAGGTTTGTGCTAATATAGCCGCCCTTACGGAACCTGTGCATGGCCATAGAGACGGTATCGACGTAGTCGTCGTTGCTGCCAGCGGGAAATTCGGCCACTTCGTCAATGACTTCCTCAGCCCA